ATGCCAGGCTCTGCGTTTGCTAAGATGCTACAGAAACGAAAAGGCACGCCAGGTTTTCTAGGGCAAGAAACGCCGCTAGGCACACGCGAAAACTTTGCTTATGTTGCTGGCAGAAAAATACCAGAGTTCGGTAAACGAATTATACAATTAGAGATGGCAACTGAGTTTAACACAATAGGCTCTGAACTTGACACAGTGCGGAAACAATACAAAAAATTTACCACTGACGCTAGGATGCAAGATGCTGTAGATAATATGGTTGAGGATTTAGTCTTACGCATGGAGTTTGGCAAAAATGCTAGGCGTGGCGGACTTTCTAATTTTTTGCGTAGGACAGCGTTCTTTTACACCATTGGTTTTAACGTATCATCGTCAATAATTAACCTGTCACATTTACCTCTCATTGTATACCCATGGTTAGCCGGTAAATACGGCTACGGTAAGACAGGTAAAGCCATAACTGACGCTGGCAAATTAATGAACGCTGGTAAAACTACCGATAAGAAACGTAAGAAGCAAACATTAGCAGGGACTGAAGTAGATATAGATGCACCGAAAATGTTTGGTGTTGAGTATGATTTTGTAGAGGGTATAGATACATACTTTATAGGAGAGATAGATAAGAAGACTGGCGAGACAACGTACGTGTTACGTAAAGATTTAAAATTCCCTAACAAAGAAACTGAAACCATGGTTAAAGCCATGCAACCACTTGTCCAAGAGATGAAAGACAGAGATTTGTTTACAAGTTCTTACTTGTCAGCAGAGTTAGACGTTAACGAAATGGGTAGAAAGAAAACATTACTCGATGAGTTGACGGGCACAAGTGCGTATTGGTTTAACTATATGGATACTCGCACCAGGCAGACCACAGCCATTGCTAACTTTTTATTAGAGACTGGGATAAATGAACCAGGTGCTAAAAAACTAACTGCAAAAGAGTTAAAAGAGGCCGCCGGAAACGCTGTATACACGACACAAAAACTAAATGGTGGTACAACCGCAGAGACTGGCGCACGGTTTGCGCAAGGTGACTTCCTTAGTGTAGCTCTGATGTATAAAAACTACGGGCTTACTGTGTACGGTAACTTATTTGAAGCCGCTAAACGTTATTATGATTTTCGTTTTGGTAGTAAGGTAGATCAGAACACAGGTAAGAAAGAATCAGATATAGCGTTTAAACAGTTAGTTGGTATTCACGGTGCGGCTTTGGTAGTAGCGGGCGCACAGGCAATGCCCTTGTACGCTGTGTATCGTATTGTAGCTAACCTTTTCCTTGGTGATGATGAAGAAGACGCTGATGTATTAGCGCGTAGATTTTTAACTGAGTTTGGGTATAAAGGGCCGATAGTTGCACTGACAGGTATAGATTACGCGTCGCGTGCCTCGTTGTCAGAATTATTATTTCAGTTCAATCGGTTTAATCCAGACGCTAATTTAGAAGAACAGTTGTGGTTCTATTTAGCTGGCCCGGCAGGGGGTGTGGCTAAAACATTTGATCGCGCCATAGGTGATTTTAAAAACGGTAACGTTGAACGTGGAGTAGAAGGCTTTATGCCAACAGCGGTACGTAACTTGTATCGCGGCACCGTGCGCTACCCCAGAGAGGGCGCACTTACTCGTCGGGGTGACCCGGTATATACTGACTGGAGTGTAGGGGACTTGGCGTTTCAAACATTTGGCTTTGCCCCGTCAGAATACACCAGAGCTAACGAACAAAAAATGTCGTTGAAGAACATAGACAACGCAATATCCAGGGAGCGCACTAATCTACTAAGAAACTACTACGTGGCCGTACGAGTAGGAGACTGGGAGAAGTCGCAGGGTATAATGAAAGATATAGTTAAGTTTAACAGCCGTCACGGTTTAGGTAAGGCGGGTATCACCGCAGATACAATAGAGAAATCTATGATGCAACATGCAAAAACATCAACCGAAATGTGGAACGGTGTGTTAATTAGCTCTATGAACCGAGATGCGTTACGGATGAAGCGTGATGAATGGGACGATGGAATATCATTGTTGCCAGATAACTTACTATAAAAACCCCTTACTACCGACTGAATGAGGGGGGTCAATAGTAAGGGGCTGGAGCTTGGAGAGTTATGGCAGGGGAAATTCGATAAAACCTTACCACAGCACAAACTATATCACATAGTTCGCCAAACGCGAACCCCTAAAATATCATTTTCTATCACTATTTTAGTTGTAATTTGTTGTAACCTATCGTTGGTTATTGTGGTTATTTGTCGTACAGCCGCAGTAGTATTTATACATGGTATAAACATAGACGATCCTACGGCAAATTTATTCCAATCAATGACGATTCTTACCCCATCGGGAGCAATGTCATACGTCCTCAACGCTCCCATCGCCATGTAAAACCTCGTCGGGTTTATCTACTTTACAATCTACGATAATACAGGGTTGCGACCCGTGATCCAGTTTAGTACCTCGATACAGCCTTACCCTGTGTTTCTTTGCGCTCATATTTTCTTGTAGATCAGTCACCATTTGAGCGTAGTTTATCTGCTGTTTAGCGCACCAGAGCCTAAGTGTTTTTGGTACGATATACGCACGTCCAATGTCATGCTCATACCGGTAGGCAAGTACATCTCGTTTGGGCATCATGTCAGGTATAACTAAATTATTAAGGCCGCCATCGTCCCCTTTCCGTAAGTCTTGTGTGCTGTTTATCCATATCGCGCTGGCAAAATGCTCATTAAAGAATTCGTTTAGTAATTGTTCTACGGGAGTGTCCATTTCAACCATAGCTTCTTTGTTCTGTATAAGTAACTTAACAGTCCAAATTTCTAGGTTTTTTAGGTCGTAGGTAATAAACCCTAGCTTTTTAGCTATGATAAGCCCTGCCAGACTTGTAACTACCCCAGCAGACCAAAATCTATTTTCGGCTGACAGCCCCGCTTTTGTGTCTATACGTGTTTGTATTTTATCTAAAGCTATTTTTATTTCTGCTAAGTTGTTAATTACGAACTGTATGTAGGGTATACCTACGTGCGCACAGTGCTCCTCAACAGACCTAGCGAAGTCGTCGGTTACTTTCTTACTGGCAAAGTGCATCTTCTTTGCGGGACATTCTAATATCCTCTGTGCCTCTGCTTTCGGCGCATTCTTAGTAACACCCACAGATTCAACAATGCTTGTATTGCCAGACAGTACAGAGCTAAATGCGAAAGGTCTGCCCCTGGTGCGTTCTTGGTTTGACCCGCTGGACATACGTGCCCGCTGTTGCCCAGACGATAGCTGATACAACAAGTCAGATAGCTCATCACCCTTGGCGTTTGTAACCTCATCTACAAGAAACGGTAAACTATGGTATATCTCAGCGCGGTTCATCTTACTGGCGTGCGTATCTTTTCTATCCAACATAAGCTCTCTAGGAGTGCCCCACACAGACGCGGCGGCTAACATAGCTGTGGTTTTACCTAACCCAGAGTCTTTACTAAATATATGTATGGCCGCACACTGTACTGGCATGAGTTCCATCAAAGCCGAGCCAAACGCGGTGCCCATTACATACTGGTGCATTTCCATGCCTGGTTGGTTATAAAACTCTGCCATTTCTTTCCAGCCTTCTAACGTGCCTCTTGGCTCAAACGCCGAAAACAACGCGGCAGTGGGGGCAGAGGGCGGGTTAAACTTCAACTCATCTGCCGTGACTTCTGTGTTACCCAGTACAAACGACGTACAGTTCTCGTCTGTCCACCCAAACTCTCGGTGCGCTGTATCTGCGGTAGAGTTTGCTTGTAGCTCGTTTACCCAATCAGTTGTATATCGCATAAGTTCATCCATTTTGCTGACGGCCACGCCTTCTTTTGACATAGCCTTTCTAAATTCTTCTCTTGAAGTTACTGCTGTCAGTGGCACCGTAAATTCACGTACCCCATCTCTGGGTAGATGCAACCGCATAACAATAGCTTCCCCAACTTCTATATCTTTCAAACGCCGCATAACATACAAGTCATTGTGATATATGGCTTTCTCATCAACAATGCCTTCTGCGTCCTGCGTACGTATATACACCCCACCGTTCCTACCACGAAAGTACGGCTCTGGGTAAGTGGGTATTGTGTATTCTTTCACCGGCGCATTAGGTAAATCTATAGCCGTTTCTTGTACTACTACCTCACCACTTTCGGCGACTCGGCTACCTAATACAATTGGTGACTTAACCTTGCCCCAGTTAGGGCAGTCCATACACACACCTTCTACACGGTCGTCAAACGTAGAGCAGGTATGTGGGTACTTTATATTGTCGTATTTAGTGTCTGTCTCGTCAGGGTCATACTCTTCGTAACCACGAGACAATTCGTGCGCTGTTTCTCTGCCAGCATCACTGCAATGTTTTGCTATAGACATAGCAGATACCCATACAGGTTCGCTTTGTGTATTGGGTTCGTCGATTACTCTACGTAGCTGTTCACACCCACTACCGTCACGAGACTTAGCTATAATGTCATCGAAACTACTCTCTCGATTACTAATCAATGCGTCCATAACAGCGTTAGTACCACTGGTAACTGTGGGGACTGGTATCGTTTCATACCCAAGCAATTCAGCGAACTCACCAACATCAACAGGCTTAGCCTTAGCGTACATAAACTCTACGGGTATAGGCGGGTCTGTCTTGTGGTTGTGTGTATTCGGTATACGTAACACCCTGGCGGAGTCTGACGTTACTGCGTGGTCAGCTAACAAACCTTTTTCTTTTGTCAGCGATTTCAGTCGGTTAGCTACTACTTCCCAACGTTCACGTTCCACACTCTCAGCCAATGGCCAGTGTACATGTACCCCCCTACCAGAATCGACAATCAATGGTTTAGGTAGCTGTAAATCCTTACAGAAACTACGTAGCCCATGCAATGCCTCGGCTTGCGACGCATACTTCTTATCGTCGTCTGGATCGACGTCAAGATCAAAGTAAAACGCCTTAACATTTTGTACGGCTTTTTGTGTGCGTGACCCTTTCTCTGCAAACGTACCCATAGCAACATAAGCATCCCAACCCCCCGCGTCATACTCATACGCGGCCTCAATGAGATCATCTATGGAATCGTAAAAAGTTTGTCTGCGCCCCTCACTACCGTTAAGCAATGCCAACAGACAATAATAATTGCCGTCGGCAAGTACCTCCGATAAAAACTCTCTTGTGTTCATTAAGCTCCCCCCAATCCAAAAAATACCGTGAGGCTATTAACCCCACGGCCAAGCTAGAGCTACTCGTCGTCCCAATCATCAACGATAGAACTAAGCTCTTGTTTGTCTTTTGGTTTGGGTGTTGCTTTTTTCTTCACAACTTTTTTGGGTGCGGGTTCAGGTGCAGGCTCTTCTTCAAAGATGTCGTCGCCATCATCTGATATGTTAGAATCAAACGGACTAGCATCTTCTGAAGTAAACCCATCAACAGCGCCAAATGGTGAGCCACTGTCTTTAGGTTCTGCGTATTTAGTAACCTGTACAGCAGACAACCGTAGTGATACACCGTGGTCACGCATGTTGTAAGGTACAAACACAATCGCTATGTTAGCTGTGCTACCTGTGGTTAGTTTGAAGTCGTCAGGTAGTTTGTTGTTTTTGGCGTCAAACTGTTTAGGTTTCTGCGTAACGTCTTTGCCATACGCACCTTTCAGTTTAGCTTTACCAATAAACATACCGTCGTCGTCTTTCTTAAACGGCATCTCTAGCTTCTCAGGCCATTTGTCCTCGCGCTTTTCTTTGTACGCGGCACTCATGGCTTTGAACAAAGCCTTAGCCTGGTCTGTGTCCATACGAAATGACATCTCATATGCGGCGCCATCATCAAGAGGGTCACATGGGATAGAGCGGTTCTCTGTGTTGTCAAACCGATAAGTCTGGTTGATACGTGGGTACATTACTTCTACATCATTTATTACGTGTTTCATTGCGCATTCTCCTAAGAATGGATTATTTGTAAGCGTAACCCTCGACGGAATCGAAGGGTGACGGGTTCGCGCTCTGTTTTTCAACAGAGGTTATTGCGGCACGAGTATCTGGATGGTCGATAAGGTCAGCCACCACAGCCACTTCATGTTCTTCCAACGTACGTATTGGTTTAAACAATACTTTCGGCACGCTACTGTTGTTATCGAAATAAGCCTTGGTCAGTATTGTCGTAGCTGAAGTGTTGTTGCTGTGTAGATGTCTTGCGTATTCTTGCAAGGGCATACCACCACCAACTGTTTTACCAAAAATAGAAGTCGCTGGCAACTGCAACTGATAAACTTCTTCTAAATTATCCTCCACTACTACTGCCAACCGTTGTAAAAACCGGCAGGCTCTACCGTACCCAGACGTACCACGGACGTTTTGTTTACAATCCATACAACGTCTAGCTTGCACCTGCTCTCCAGGTACTGCGGGGTCGGGTGTCTGTGTGTTACTTGACCAACATGTTGGTGCCACTGTTTTATCGACATCAAACTCGTCAGCAAAATACGCACGCGATACCTTGGCCGCGTTCACTATAACAAGGTTTACACTATCACCGTGGTAAGAAAACGTACCCCCACGTATGCTAATTCGGCGCACCTAAATATCCTCATCAAGATCAAACACATCTACCTTGGGATCATTACCTAACTCATTGTTAGCAAACAATCCTTCCTTGACTCGCTCCAAATCAAACCTGTATTCATTACCAGTCTTGATATAAGAGTTTGGTGGTATGGTATTGCGCTTTATCCAACGACGTACCGTTTGTACTTCTACATTAAAATACTGTGCGACCTCTTCTGACGTCACAAAGGGACTTTCATTCGTCATTTTGTTCTCCATTTACAAGTTTACTTTCGTTTATCTTATTACTTATCCACTCCTCAACATCACGACTGTCCCAACCCGTGGCACGAGCTGTGAGCTGAATATTCTTGGGAAATTCGTTTAAACGAACTTGTTTATATATAGACGAAGGGGAAAGCCCCGTTAAGTCTGCCACTTCTTTAATACGTAAAATTTTCATTACTTACTCCTCACAGTTATTACAAATTCAGAATCCGCATTTAATCCTGGTGGGACTACATCTGGATTCTCCTCTAAAAACTCTTTGACGTGCTTCTGGTTGAGTCTTTTCTCAAAGAACTCAGGTATCTCATGCTCCATGATAAACTTGTGCATGGATCCCCAATCACTTGTCCAGTAGCGGGTTTTCACCGTGCGATAGAACAAACCGTCGGGCGTGCGTACACTCTCGACACCATTGTCCTCACAGTGTTTTAGTAGGGCTTGTTTGATAGTGTCTTGCTGTTCCTTTAAGTCACCATCTTCTTCTTTGAATTTTGCAGATAAATCCGCACGTTTTGTACGTATTTTGCGATAGACACGCAAGAGCTTACCTAAGTCAGTATCTGACATATTTCCCCCTCATTCTAGTTGTTTGTAGTACAGTGTAGCTATCTACACGTGTTTAGTCAAGCATTTCATTATATAAATCTATCATTTTTGTATGCACGTCTATTCGGTTGTCCAACAAACTATAGACTCGTTTCTCCACATCCGACCCTTGTAGCTGTACCACCGTGCATTTCTGATCTTGTCCGCTCCTGTGTACCCTAGCGTTTGCTTGTGCATATACTTCCAATGATGAGGTTGGCCCCCACCATACCACGGTGTTAGCCGCTGTTAGTGTAATACCATGTGCCGCCGCTTGCGGTTGTATCACCAACACCTGCGGAGTATCGTTCTCTTGAAATCGTTTAAATATGTTTGTTCGTTGTGTCGCTGACACATCCCCTCGTATGATTTCTGTTGTTATACCGTCGTCTCGTAGCTTAGCAGTCAGTATATCTATGGCATGTTTAAACGGCACAAACACTAAAACTTTTTTACTCGACTCGTCTATAACCTCACGTAGCACTTTGTATCGGTGCTTAATATCAAACTCTAATGTCTCATGGTTGTCTGTGTATACCGCACCTGCGCTAATTTGCAGTAGTTTGTTCATGTTTACTGCGGCATTGACGGCTGTAACTTCCTCACCTGCGGCAACCATAGCCATCTTGGTCTTGAGTTCTTTGTAGTACTTCTTCTGCTGTGGGGTCATCTCAACCTCACGCTTAACGTACACCATAGGCGGTAAGTCTAAACACTCATCCTTGGTAAACCGTATGGCTGGTTGTAGGGTAGTGAACACCGTGTCGGTAGCGTTCTCCTTGGGTATCCACTT